TTGCACCGTTCTTATAGCTCAGTTGGTTAGAGCGTGGTGCTTATAACGCCAAGGTCACGGGTTCGAGCCCCGTTTGGAACATCTTTTAGAATGAGTTTTCCTCATTGTAAAAGATGATAAAGAATTTGGTAATGATAAATTAAATGATGTCTCTCGCTCGACCAATTCACATTCAAAAAACTCCCGTTAACTTACAGACCAAGAAAATGTCGCTTAGGCGCCCAGTCCGTTCGACTCGTATTCAGGCTGCACTACCAAATCCAGATCTCGTAAATTATGCACAACTCCAACTCGTCACGTGGATTCTGCCCATGACAATAGCTGGTCGTTTACTTAAGGTAGAGTGGCCTGAACTTGTAGTCGGTCTCACCGCTATGACTGTAGCCAAGCTGACTCTCGCAGCAAATGGAATTAATGCCCTTCCATGAAAAATACTGGATCATCTAACGATGAATATGAATGACATGGTGTAGGTTCAGGTGTCTCATATCCCTTTTCTTCAATTATATTCGATCTAGTTTCTGTATCAATTTGTCGCTTAAGCGTACTTCTTTCTTCACCGAGTTCATGAACTCTTTTCGCATAGTTCATGAATGTGTTGTTCAAAACATTCTTGCGTAACAACATTCTAATCATATCTTGATATCCCCAAATCGCATAATTTATATCCTTCAACTTATCCTTGTGTGGACATTTGAATTCATGTTCGACCAAAAGTTCATACTCTTTGATAATATTTTTTCGTTTTTCTTCGTCATAAACTTCTTGGATTTTGATTTCAAGAATCGTAATCTTATCGATTAGATCTCCGTTCGAGATCTCAATCTTCATATGGAAGCCACGTGTTAAAACTTTATATCCATTATAGATATATCAAATGTTTACTTTAAAACCCATAATCATACGACCTAATATCCGTGTCCAAGCCAAGAAGAATGATTTTGTAGAACCAGCTGAAGCTCCAGGTGAGGGGAGGCGTCGCCCCCCAAACGAGGAAGATATGCACCCCCTAAAGAAGTTCATCATGGAAAAGTTTAAGATTGAAGAGATTGATTACGAGAAGTTTAACAAGGAGAATAAATGGGCCATTCGCCCAGGTAAAAAGAAGGGGGATAAAGAATAGATGCGATAAATAGAAAACATGTCTTTCGCACTCACATTCGTTATCCCACCTACGCGCAATGTTAAAACTCGTGTTTTTACGGATCCTGCCCAATACGACACAGAAGTTAACGCAGCCCGTGGGTTTAATAAACCATTAACTACCCGTGCGCGTACACCGATGACACAGGTTATGGAAGATTTTTCTGATCTAAATGAAGCCTCTCAACTTATCAATCATGTGACCGAACGTGAAGTCATCGAGGCGCAGAACTTCTGGGCACAATCCATCGTAGATATTTCTAACTCTTTCCTCACTGGTGGTGATTACGTGAGTCTCGCAGGTGAACGTGCGCGTGAGTTGTATGGATATGACCATTCTAATGTACTCTTCAAACCCACGAAAGCTACGGAGCAACAGTTTCGTCCAACTGCTAACGATGCTATGTCTTACTTTGTAGGCCACGATGCTGTGATCGGTGGTTTCAAAGAAGATCAGGGGTTCGCCATCAATGCCAAAAAGGGTTTCAGTAGGGTGATCTTCAATAATCACCAGATTGACTGTCATGGTGATGTAGCTCACGCTATGGGTACCTATGAGTTCACGTGTGCTACAACCGGTGAAATTTCAGATGTTGAATACACCTTCGGTTACAAGCGCAACGATGATGGTAAGGTACGTATTTGTCTACACCATTCATCCATCCCGTATGCATCGGGTAATAAAACATCTCACGTGGAACGAAAGGAAACGTCTCAAGTGAAGCGCAAGATTGTAGTTGACCCAGCACAATTTGATGTGAGTGAGAACCAACTTCGTCATGTCTCTACTGCGAGTTGGTAATTATGTTTAGTTTAAAGTCCTTGTCTAATCCATTGATACTTATCTTTCCCTCATCCACAAGACGCTTAATCTTGCGACCAACCTCTAGGTTGTCGTCGTACGCCTTATCGTGTTCTGGAGTAGCTGGTAGATTGGGCATGAGCATATTAAAAGCCATCATCTTTTTGGCCATTGGAAGCTCAGGACTTTGAAGTACACGTAAAATATCGATGGGAAGCTTGGACGGATCCATTACTCTTTATTTGGGCGAATTCTTTAAATGATACCTAAGTGGACAATGATTCCTCTGTATTTCCAAGTAATATTCAACAATCAAAATATGGTTTGTTTCGAAAACGATTCCGTCTATAAACTCGGTGCCTCGTTCACCATGAGGAACATCTTGAGCATCATCGATAAGATGAGTGTTGCCATACCCCATCATGATTTCGAAGCCGAACCTATCGGTGAAGGTGGCATTCGCGTGAAAGGATATACGACAGGTGCACCATTCAAAACTATTCGTTTCAACTTTGACAATTGGCCTTGGTGTCCAGATGGTGTCGAAAATGAGGATCTCGATAGAAGATTAATTGTAAACGACTTTACTGGTAAGAAGAGATTGTATTCGAATTTTAGGTCTTTGTATGGTGCACCTGAATGGACGAAAGATGAAGTTGAGTGTGTCAATAGGATTCTCTGTGAAGAGGGGATGAAGAGAGTTAGGGCTTAGAATTCGTTATTAATATTACTGCAGGTACTGAACCCTTTGGCGGTTTTTTACAGAAAATTTTACAGTCACAGCAATCCTTTACAGATACGCGCTGCTTTTTAGTCGCATAACATCGTGTAGGTAACATGATATCTTTGGATATGTAACGTGCTATTTGGTCAAGAAGTATCATCCTATACCTTTATTAGAGAAATTCCGTAACCCAAATCTTCGAGGATTGGATCATTCTTGTAATCAACTTGGTAATATATCTTTTTGACACCACTACTTGCGAGGGCTTTGAAACAGTTGATACATGGATAATGTGTTATGTAGGCCACGGTATCATCGATGGAGACACCCCTCTTCGCTGCATCGGTGATGGCATTAATCTCTGCATGAATCGTGGCTTGCTCGTGACCCCAACGCACGATAGATTTATGTTCTGTACCAGCGAGGAACCCATTGTACCCCATACTTATGAGTCTATTGTTCTTCACTATAACACACCCCACTTTTAGTCTATCACATGGAGACCGGACCGATGCCAACGTCGCAGCTTTCATGAAGTAGTCGTTCCAAGAGATTCGTTCTTCGGGGGGAGGGGAGCGCGGACGCCTCTCATCCTTGGTCATGGACATGAAACGAGGTGACGCACGGGGGCTGTCCATCTAAACCTGTATAAAGCCAAAACTTTAAGATTGTTAAATGGGATTATCAAAGCAGGGTATGTCGATACGTGGAGGTGGTTGGATGAGTTCCCAAGATTATAATGATCTTACGTGTTATAATCAAAATTTAAATAACGATTTTACGGAAGATAAATGGCTTGACCAAAAAACAACTGCCAAATGGAGACAAGAACAACGTAAAAAAATAATAAATTCTATTGATATTCGGTCATGTCCGTTTAAACTAAAAAATACACGACCGGATATATACAGACAAATTTGTATAATGATTAAACGTCACCCAGAATATCATACTGATCGCTTTGATGATATAATGGATATTGAAGTTAGAATTAATGCAAATGATAAAAAAAATCAAGAATTCTGGATAAAAAATCGTCTTGGATTAAACTCATTTTCTTTAGAAACATGCTGTCATAAAAAAATAGAGACACCTCAACAATCACAAGAATATAAACTAAAACGGGGGGCTATGCGTTCTACAATTCTTCCCCAAATACAAAACTTCAAAGACAATAATCCAGCAGAATGTGACATTTGTAAGAAACCATTTCATATAGATGATCTAGATGTTGATCACAAGCCCCCCCTTACATTCAAACTACTTTCAGAAACATTTTTAGAAAAAATATGGAAAAAACCCATACCCACGACATTTAGAAAATCATGTGAGTTAAATGATGGAGCTCGGAGACCGAAAGATACAAGAACCGACGCATTTTTAGAAGAAGATATAGAAATAAACGACGCTTGGTATAAATTTCATGAAAATAATTGTATCTTGAGATCACTATGTAAACCGTGTCATAAAGGTGTCAACTCTTTAACAATATCTCCTCCGCCATTTAGCCTCTAATTCTGGAAACAATTCCTCTAGGGTTTTGAAATATGTATCGATATATCGCTTTTCTTCCTCTTCTTCTTCCGTCAATTTAACACGGTCCGGGAACATACCCAACTTTATCGTCTTAAAATGATCAAGTCTTTTATTGAAATTCTCAAAAACACGAAACGATAGTAAGGTTTCGTCTTTTATGTTTAAAACACGTATTTCTTCGTGTATTCGGTCCAGGTGAACCATCTTGTATTTAACGCAGAATTTTGTTGGCTGATCATAGATAAAGATAAAGATAAAGATAAAGCTTTAGTAATTACAAATGACTAAGTTTCCCGTTGGAGCTTTACTTAATGGCGAGTATTGTCTACCTTGTAATGCTGTAAAGGATCTGAAATACACATGTCCAGGATGTGGAGAGCCTGTTATCCCAAAGAAAGGTGATGTCAGGATTCATCATTTTGCTCATAAATCGGGTGAACGAGATTGTAAGTTTTACGACCACCCCGGTGAAGGTGAAATTCACAAACTGGTTAAACATATGATAGCTGATTTATTAAGGAAGAAAAAAATCAAAAAAGTTGTAACTAAATGCAGCTATCGTGATGCTAATAATGGGTGTAATAAACTAAATGGTCAATGTCGAATCCATGTATACGAAAATCATGTGAATTATGGTATATTTGAAACTTACGACCACTTGATTAACTATGAAGAAGGTGACGAAATTATCACCGAGTATCGTGTAAATGAAAAGTGTATTGTTGATGTAGCTCTTATAAACAACGGAAGACTCAAGTACGTTTTTGAAATTTGTGATACTAATAAAACTACTCGCGATGAAACACCTGAACCTTGGTTTGAGATTGATGCTAAACAATTTTTAGAAAAAACTAACTCTGGCACAGAATTACAATCTGCACCACCTCTGAGACTCAATACTCAATGTTCTATTTCTACCATGAATAACCTATCACTCATTGAAAATTTATGGGATGTTTATGGTGACCGCGATAAATTAAAAGGAACTTTAAAAGAAAAACGACAAAATTTGAAGAATGCAAAAGAGGTGTGTTTATATTGCATGAGGGATGATTATATTTGTCCTTCATGTAATGTGTTACAAGAATGTAATTTCCGTGCTTTACCAGAAGGTTGGAATATCCCAGCTATTAACACAGAAACTCCCTGCTCCAATTGTAAAAAGGAACTTTTTATCGACAGCCAGGGAGGTACCGACTTTGTGTTTGGGTATTATAAATTAAGATCACCGTTACATATAGGTGGTAGTAAAAAATGTATATGTTTATTTTGTTGGAAATTTAATTTTGAAACTATAAGAGAAAACTATTATCGAAGATCCTTATCAGCCGTATAGTACGTCTTACCCTTAGTGGCAAAACTATGAACCCTCGCGTACCCCCACGCTTGTGGAGAGGCTCCCGGACGATGCCCGGTTCTCCACGCAGCGAGCCCCCTATTGTAGATGGTCTTCACAGTCTTTAAAGGAATGCCAGTAGCCTTAGCAATATCTGGCAACGACTTGACATCTGAGCCGTACCTTTTCCGGAACTTTTGGGTGTAGGAGGAAGTCTTCGTCTTTCGTCCTTCGTCTGTTCTAAACTTGGTATAGTCTTTTTTGAGCATCTTCTTGTAACGAGTTTCAACACTCTTGAGAGTTTCAAGTCCCCTGAAGTATTTGAGGGGTGCATAGATCTTACCTTCAGATTTACGCAGTTGCCCCACCTTCTTGGTGATGGCTGCATCAGTGAGAGGCATCTTACTTTTTCCTGAGATTTATATTTGTCATTATCACATTTCCGTTCTTATTACGGTTGTATAACTTCATATTCTCCAGTTGTCGTGATATTTCATTCACTTTGTTCATCTGTATGTAATTTTTAGTTAATTTGTTAACCAATTGGGCGAGTTTCAGTTTGTGCTCAGGAGTCTTTGTCCTCCTCCAAGATCGCTGGATTTTTATCGCGGCTTCTCGATCACGGTTAGTAGCTAAGTCAGACAGGTTAACTAACTGATCAATTTTTTGTTTCATTCTTTTATCGAATTCCTTACGCTTACTTATAGTTGTAAAAAACTCGGGCATTCTTATTTTTTAGTAATATTTTTATCACACAGAATATAAATGGGGCGAACGTGTTCTCTGATGATAACTGACACTACTAAACCTAAACATATTGATTTGTTTTTTAACAGTGTATGGGGAAGGTACAATGAACTGGTTAATCTTGAATTAAATACTGTACATTGTAACAATGTGTCTATAAGAAGGATTCTATCTATGAAGAAGGTACTGGATCATCATAGACCAAACTCTCGTAAGTATGTGGAAAGTAGTACGATCATAGTTGGATCGCAATTCGCGCGAAGGGTCTTACAAGTTGGATTATTCCTTGTTAGACCCGAGAAACCCGTGTTTATTAAGGTCGCCCCATGAGTTTCTTCACATGCTCCATGAACGTCTCCCCACGATGAGATTCCGGGAACGTTTTGAAGTACAACGTAAATACATCTGTACCATTTAAATGAACGTGGAGGAGATAAATCAAGAACACCACGACGTTGAATATCGCATCCTCGGTGTTTAAAAGAGACCTCGACGGATCTTTTACATAACTGAGTAATGCAAATAGAATCTCTAAACCAATTATAACTGCCCCTTTAGACCAGTGATAATCACTTGTAAATCTAATGGACGTAGTATATGCAGCAACTCCAACTGCTAATAATAAAGGTAATAGAGGAGAGTAGGGATTAAATCCCAAATAGTATGATACGGATAAAGCCCACAACCACCAACTAAACACAAGACTTTTCTTCCTCATCTATCTTCACTTGAGATATTTTATAGCCGACGCAATATTTGGGTAAATACATTTACCAAAGCGGACCCGTCCCGTTCTGGGGTTGTAGTACCCTACGTGACCATTGAAGATGGCCTTGTGAAGTTCACCCATATAAAAGATATAAGATTATAATAGTCAGTAGCGAGATGGGACTTTCGATTATTATGGGAAATATGTTTTCCGGTAAAACATCTGAACTTATTCGGCGACTTAAGCGTCTAAAAGTTATCGGGAAAGGTGTGATGATTATCAATTCCGCTAAGGATACTAGGTCCGCTGAAGAAGTCCTGAAAACGCATGACAATGTTAAGTTCAATTGTCATAAAGTGTATGACCTATTTGATATCATCGATACGGATGAATTTGAACGGGCTGATATCATAGCCATAGATGAAGCACAATTCTTTCCCAGACTCAAGAAGTTTGTAGAGTGTTGTCTTCACATTAATAAATCGGTGATATTAGCTGGTCTCGATGGTGACGCATTTCAAAGAAAGTTTGGTGAACTTACCGACTGTATTCCACTCGCATGTGATGTGACCAAGCTCTCGGCACTGTGTATGAGGTGTAAGAATGGAACATCTGGACCGTTTACAAAACGCATAGTTGATGACAAGACTCTAGAACTCATAGGTGGGAGTGATATGTATATCGCTGTATGTAGGAATCACCTATGAATATCGAGAATAAGTGTGACTCTCCGAGCGTTGCCAGTTTTTATCAGTTCATGGTATCTCGCATGGTCAAAGAGGATATCTTCACCCTCTCTGTGTATGTGTCTACCTTCATCTGTGTATAGACTACAATCACCGTTACCGTGTATAGTTAATTGGTACCTTAGGAGTTTATTGGATTCGGCTCGGTGGGGTGGTATTATCATCGGACCTTCTACAACTGCGAATGCTGCGACACTCGTATCTATACACTTAATCTGTTTAACTAAACCATACAACACTGGGAAATTTTCAATCTTATAAAAGTAATAGTTGTCATTTTTTTCAAACCATGGATCTATATCATGGTAATACTTCTTATCTAGTGTAGGTGCGATACGATCAAACTCTCTGCGTATCTTATTGTAGTGCATTCTAATCAGAAAAAGCCCTGGATAATTTTTGACATGATGTTTTGATACACCGTGTATCACATCTCTGAATGTATTTTGTATACCGAGTAGAGGTCTCCCAACCTTTGTAAAATACAAGGTATCTATAGGCATTTTCAGATAATCCACGAGAATCATCACACATGGAACCAACAGGAGAGACCACATTATTTTCTCAGTAGATAATAAAAATGCCCGGATACAAGCAAGAGTCTATGGTGATCGCCAACCCTGAGCCTACCCCCGAAACTAAATCTCTCGCGGATCGTTTCAAGATGCCCTCCATCCCCACACTAACCCTCGTCCAATTTGTTCTCATCGCACTCGTTGGCCTGTATGGTTTCTCGGTCCGTAAGATGAACCGCCCCGTTCTTCTCACTATGGTGACCGGTATCGCTGTTCTCCATGCGTACGATCACATGTACCGTGTCAAGCGTGGACCCGAACGTGACATCTTCCCCTCTTCCAAGGAGGAATACTGCTGCGGTGGTGGTTGTGGTAAGTAAATTATCTTTGTAAATTATAAGTATGCGCGTCACAGTCACTAAAAGCCCTGATAAGAAGAAAAAGTTCAGGGCGATACTAGACGACGGCAGGAGTGTTGATTTTGGTGCCAGTGGATATTCAGACTACACCAAACACAAGACTCCCTCACGTATGCGTTCATATGTATTACGTCATGGAGGTCATGTACCCAGACAGACCTTAGACGAACGAGATCCTAAGAAGATCCAAACGAAAATGTTAAATGTTGATCGAAGCGACAAAGAAAATTGGAAGATGAGTGGTATCGATAGTGCTGGATTCTGGTCCCGTTGGTATCTATGGAGTTATCCAACTTTTGGGGAAGTTGAAAAATTTATGTCAAAACGATTCAATATTAAAATAACCAGACGCTAAAAAAAGTATCAGTGTATATAAAGAGTGATGATACCATTTCCATTACTTCTCATATGTAAGTTACCTCTGATAAATAAGATACCTATACCATTCTTATCTGATTATTTGAGTAATAAGAAGGGTCCTATGCCAAATCAGTATTTGATGTTTCATATCAGTACCATATGTACATCTTGTATATGTGTGATGCTTATGGGGTATATGATAAATAAGGCTACGTCCAGCTTTCCCCCAAAACTACCACCCCCAATGATTTTCCCTATGATTGCATGGCTATGCCTTCAGTCGTGTTCCTCTGCTTCAGTTCTCGCCACGGATGTAGTTAAAAGGCGATAAAGTGTAAAAACGTTTCGATTTCACCTTGTTCAATCAATGTACCCAGGTATATTTCCCTACCTGACATCGTCAATGGATTGAATTTAGACTCTTTAAGAACCTTCTGTATCGTAACGCCACTTTGATCGAATTGTAAAAGAATCTGGGAAAGTAGATCAAAGTCGAGTACACCCACGGCAGTCACAAATTTGGATTCAGAAAACTCATATTTACCGACAGTATTCTTTATTAACATGTGTATTTTTATGAATTCTTTCATTTCGGTATCGGGGTCTGAACCTATTTCATCAGCATTCAGTAAATTGCGTAGACCGGACCCTAACTTTTTTAGAAAATCTCGTTTAAGATTGTTGAGAGACATCTTACTGTTTACATCGGAATTAATTTACATACATTGAGCGTATGTAAATTAATTGTTTATTCTATTCATATTTTGTGAATGCTTACTGGTTGTTCATCTCCTTACGAGCCTTGTTAATAGCATTCATCGCAATCTTCTTTGCCAGGTTGCGAAGCTTCTTAGCGTTGTTCAACATACCGTTAGCGTTGTTACCGCCGTTGTTGCCGTTGTTGGCAGGCTTGTTGTTGCCGCTGTTGTTGCCGTTGTTGTTGCCCTTGTTGTTGCCGTTGTTGGCAGGCTTGTTGTTGCCCTTGTTGTTGCCGTTGTTGTTGGCAGGCTTGTTGTTGCCGTTGTTGTTGGCAGGCTTGTTGTTGCCGTTGTTGTTGGCAGGCTTGTTGTTGCCCTTGTTGTTGCCGTTGTTGTTGGCAGGCTTGTTGTTGCCCTTGTTGTTGCCGTTGTTGTTGGCAGGCTTGTTGTTGCCCTTGTTGTTGTCGTTGTTGGCAGGCTTGTTGTTGTCCTTGTTGT